CGAAAGCTCTGTCAGATGACTCTTCAGTATAAATTTCAGCATGCTGATTTTCATACCTTTTGTACTCCAGCCCAAATAGTGCATTTAGGCCTGGTTCTAGTTCTTTAACTAGCTGTGCTCTTGATATTGCCATGTCTATATGCTCCTATTATTGCCAACTTTGTGCGTTTACCATGTATTGGTTAAGGTTCTGACATACGATTACGCTTCTGTTCGCCGCGTTTTCGTTATTTTCAGGATCCTCAGCCGATCTCAATAATCGCCATTGGTTGTTTGTGTTGTGAATACCACCAGTTGTTAACTTCTTGCTTGATTGGCCAGAAGAATGACTACCAGATGGAGCTCCTGCAGTTACACCAACAGTTTTTCCATAGTCAGCTTGTGCAGCTGTACCATCTATACAACCTATGTAAAGTTGCATTGGATTGTCGATAACAAATGCAGTGATATCTTCACTATTTGCTGGAGTAATAGGTTGTGCGTAGCTATTCGCAAATGTCGGCTTCAAAGTTGTAGCCGCATTGTAGAATATACCATTTAGCACACCGATTGATTTGTCAGTGATTGCTGCTTCTGCTGTTTTCATGTATCCAACTTTAGACTGAATTACAGTCCCTTGGAACAAGTCAACATTATAACCAGCATCAATGAAGTATTTGCTTTGTCCACCGTTTGAAACGTTGCTTCCAACAGTTCCAGTAGGGATAAGACCAAAGCCAACAGTGTTTCTATTTGCCATAGTTATTACTCCTTATGTACCTGCCGTCGTAAAACGGCCTCCAGTACGGTTTATATTAATTCAGTGATGTGAAAAAATTATTTTTTCGTACCACCGAAGGTTACACGAGATTGCCTTTCAACATTGATAGGCATTCTACTATCCTGCTCCTTCATTAGATCGTTGTCGACAGCTTCGCTTCGTTCTTTATGTCTATTCGACATATAGTCTTGTCTTTGCTGTGCGATCTCTTCGGGTACCTTCGCAAGTAGAAGGCCACCGACCCCAATCACTCCCTTGTATTTCCCGTCTTCGAGAACTGGATAATCTGAAGAGTTTTCAATTTCTTCGGCACGAACTAATTCATAACCTTCTCTTAAACGTCCGGTTAAATTTTTCGTATCTTGAAATCCTACGACTTCAGCTCTAATCCATCTATACCTGAATCCATCAGGTGCAGGGGGTGCATCTAGAGAAGATGGTGGAACCCACACTTTCGGTCTTTCAGATTTTGACCGTGTTTGGTTCGCACGAGAAGTGTTTTTATCTTTTTCCATTTTACGCTCCTTCCGTGTGTTTTAATTGTTTTGCGTATTCTTCGAGTGGCACACCTAATTTTTTCGCTATTGCGACCTGTGAAGATGTGAGTCTCACAGTTTTGCGACCAGGCTTTACGCTTCTATTAGCTGAAGCAACTGTCTGAACAGGAGCTGTCGTAGTTTTTTCAGTATTACCAAATCTATGCGGAAAGTCAACTCTAATACGTCTATCAACTTCTGCATAATACTCGTCAGAACTAGGATCATACCCTTCTTTTTCAGTAAGATCCTTGTGTATCTCAAACGCAGTGTAAGTCATCGGTCTATCAGTACCAAACCATGAGTTTTTAGCGGCCCATGCTTCAGCTCTAGGATCCGTATTAATAGGATCATCTGTTTGAGGGATGTTTACATTATTTGCTTGAGCAAGATTATTCACAGGTTTCTCTGCCTGTGTTTTTACTTCTCTACCTTCTTTGGCTGCTTCAAGTTTTGCATTCTCAAAAGCGAGTGTTGCAATTCTTTTATTAGCCTCAACCTGAGCTTCTGCATTACCAGCTTCAATTGCTGCAGCTAATTCTTTTTGTGCAGCTTCTAAACCTGTTTGAATACTAGTCTCAAATTTTTTAACATAATCAGAATCAGTCTTTTCAAATCTCTTTTCTAATTCTAATTTTTCTTGTTGTACACCTTGGGCATATTGAACAGCAGCTTGTTCTCTTCTTTCTGCTTCTCTCATTTTACGAGTTAATTTCGCAATACGAGCTTGTACACCTTTGCTGTAGTCTTCTAGTTCACTATCTGATTTTTTTTCATCTAGTTTTGTTTCTCGTTCGTTTTCAAATGTTTTATCTGTATCTTTTTCTATTGTTTCTGTTTCTTGTTTCGGCGCTTCAGTATCAACTACTGATTCGTCTTTTGTTTCTTCGATATCAATTGATGCGTCAGGTCCTGACGTATCAATGTCTACCATTTTCTTTTCTTCTTCCGGCATAGTTACTCCTTCCTATGTTTAGAACTCATGCAAGATGTCCTCTGGACTATCAATTGTTGCTAAAACTTCATCGTCGTTTAGCAGACGAATCTCCCCTCCATCTATTTTGATTCGGCTGCCTGCATATCTTGCAAACATAACCCAATCATTCACCTTACACCATGGACCCTCTGGATATCTTTCCTTATCCTTGTAACATTGCGGTCCCATAGCAAGAACTAAACCACATTGAGAAGCAACTTGTTGCTTTTCTAATGTAGTTTCAGCTAACACAATTCCACCTTTAGTTTTTTCTTTCATTTTATATGGTAGAACCATTATTCGCCAACCCGTAGGTTTTGGAATTTTTTCTTCTTGTTTTTTCTCTGATTTTTTTACACCAACTAAATCGTTATTAGGTACTTCAATTTTTTGTTTTGGCGTCGTTAAGATCGATGACTGTTCCTTCATTTTGCTCCTTATCATTTAGCAGGTTAGAGAGTTCCTGTCTGGTTGCCTCTAGGGCATTTATTTGTCCTATTATATACTTATAATTCTCCATGTTGTCAACACCACCAGAAGTTATCGTTATAGACAATGCTTCTGTTCGAGTATTAATAAAACGGATTAATTTAGTTACAACTGTTTCTAATTGCATTAAGCACCAACTTTCTTCATAGCTTTTTTATGACTTTTAGAAAATGACATTCCTTTTTTCATGTCTTTTTTCATGCTAGTCATATGCTTTGAAGAATGATGCTTGCTGTGTTTTTTAAGTGTTGTTTTTTGTCTTTTAGTTAACATTTCCATCTCCTTCTTGCCTGACGGATTCGTGAGTTTGGATCGTTCCTTGTTTTTGCTGATGATCTTTTTAATTGTCCTAGTGATCTTGCGCAGTATGATTTCCTACGATTAGCAGCTTTTGACCCTTTTTTCACTTTTCCAGTCACGGCTGTTTTTAGTTTAGAACCGGGATTTAATCTTCTATAGGCTTTGACCCCGGCTTGTGTCATACCCGCTCCAGACTTTGTAGGTCTAAAGTTTTTTTTATTTCTTGCTGGCATAGTGCCTTTTGAAAAATTTTTTCTCATGCAAATGTTTTTACGTTAGTTGGTTTACCACCTGGATTACCTGCAGCTCGTTTTCGTTTGACAGCAGAGGCCTTTTGCCCTTTTGTCATCCGTGTGGCTTTTGCAAGTGGGACGCATTTTGGATACTTCCTCTTGCTTCCCTTCGATCTTCCGCATGGTTGATATTTCCCGTTCTTCTTCGGAGCTCCGATGTCCACCCATTTTTGTGCTACCCATTCTCTTAACCCACCTTTTGAAAAATGTGTTCTCACTAGACAACACCTTTGTAGTACTCGACCATACCTCCAGCAGCTTTTTTTGTTCTGCCTTTTTTACCACCTGGTGTAACTTTACCTGAACATACTGCAGAAGCGTACATGTTTGCATATGCTGACGGATATACTTTGAATTTTCTTTTAGCTGCAGCTTTACCTCTTGGACAAAGTTTTGCCATTAGACTCTACCACCTTTTTTCATATAACCCATTTTATTTCTAACTTGTTTTGGAAGTTTGGATAAACCTTTTTGTTTTTTAGGATCTACAGGTTTTAAAGTTCCTTCTGAATAACCCATTCTACGGCCCATCATTCCGCCACCCATTTTGTTTTCTCTTTTTAATATTTTAGAAATTTTGCTAAGAACTCTATTAGTCCCTTTTCTAACATTAATCTTACCCTCTTCAGTCAAACCTTTGTTAAATTTTTGAGTTGACTTTGAAACATCTTCTTTGTGTTTTGTAAATTCTTTTATATTCTTTGATGGTTTAACAGATTTAATTGTAGGGGAAACTTTACTTTTGTTTCCTTTTAATTTTTTTGCAACAGTGCTGAACACTTTAAAATATGCTGACATTATTTTTTTCCTCCGCCGTTTCTAAAAATTTGTGTACCCTTTATACCATAAATGCTCGCCACGACAAGGATCCATAAATTTGTAAACCAGCTCGGAAGCTGTGAGAACATATCAAAGAACAATTTTACTTTTTCCATTGCTCCCGGATCATCCGATACCACGGCCCAAGCCAAAATTACCACGGGCAAACTAAGAATTATCAAAACTGCCTCGTCTTTCCAGTCTGATTGACGGGCTTCTAAAAGTTTTCCCTGGTAAGCTTCTTTACCTTCAGCCATACGAGAGGCATGCATAAGCTGTGCTTCTGACATTGCCATTTTCGTTTTCTGCTTGTTAGCATAAATTTTACTACCAGCAGAAACGGCTAATTTAATTGCCGATAACCACATAATTTAGTACCAAGTTGCTTCTTTTTTCTTTTCAGCTAACATTCTTTTAGTTCCTCTAACCTTTTCCTTGTCTCCAGTAGGAATATAGTTAACAGAACCATTAGATGTAGTCTTGGATCTAGGATCAATTTCCAAATTTTGTTCTGGAATTTTGATTTCCGTTGATTTTTTATAATTTATCATAATATTTTCTCCTTAACATTAATCGTCGTTCATTACAACAGCTGCTTGATCAATTCCTGACTTTGCAAGACTGACTCCAGCTCGTAATTTTGCTAAATCTTCGTTTTGTTCCATTTTTTCTTCTGCAATATCGCCTGCTTGCATCAATCTAGCTTTAGCAATATCGTTTTGAGCCTTATCATAGTCTTTTTTACGCTCATTTTCCATTGCACGTAAGTCAACTTCACGTGATTTTAGTTTTAGAAGGGGATCACCATCAAATTGTGATGTTATTTTGTTTTCTTCCTTCATAAAATCTTCTGTCATTTCAGAAATTAGCACAGCTTTTCGTGCTTCTACTTGTTGAGTCATCTGTTGTAGCTGTTGAGCTACGTTAGGATCTTGTGCAGCCGACATTTGCATCTGTTGCATCTGTTGTAACTGCTCTCTAAACTCCAATTGTATCTGTTCTTGTGCCATCAATGATATATGCTCCAAAATATTTTTCTGTATTGCACTCATAACTGCAGGATTATTTCTAACCATGTTAGTTGCCATAAAATTTAAGTGGGCTGTAATGTGTGCTTGGTGATCTTGACCAGGAAAAGCTTGAAAAGGTTTACCAGCTAACGCATCAATGTGTTCTAATGATGGATCTTTTGGTGCAGTTGGTGCTGGTGGAGGTAAAATTGCATCTACATTTTTTACACCGATCGCTTCATACATATTTCTGTATACTTGATACAGGTTATGTAGTTGTGGATTTGATGTTGCAAGTTGTAATTCTGTTTGTGCCATTGTAATTCTCTGACTCATTGAGAATATATTAGGATCAGCTACAGGAACTACATCTATTCTGTCATCAAAATCTGCTTGCTTAATTGTTCTTGCACCACCGACTACATCATACGGATATTCTGGTGGTAAATATTGTGAAACAACTTTAGATAATAATTTAAATTCTTGTTTCATACCTGCATATAATCTTTTGTGAATTGCAGACATGACTCTTGAACCACGTTCTAGTAATGCAATTGTTGTACCAACAGCTGCATTTTGTTTTGTGTCACCAACTTGCATATCAGCTATTGCTGCAAATCTTTGACCTGCTTGAACTACAACACCTAACAATTGTAATAACGTAGGTGATGGTTCTTTGTATGGTAATGGAAAAAATGCATCTCGTAAATTACCGCCTGGTGCATCTACATCTTTAAATTCACCTGGTTGTATTGGAGCTGCTTCATCTCTAACTCTAACGCCTCTCTGTTTAAATCCAGCAGGTAAGTTTGCTAATGTACCTGCGTCTAATAATTGACGGAGAGCAGAAGTTGCAGTTCTGCTCAATCCGCCAATCATGTGAATGAGTCCAAAGCCATAAAATCCTAGTCCTGGCAGAAATTTGAAGTGGACGAAATATTGGATCTTATTTTTCTTAGGCTCATTGGGCGCATAGTTTCTCCGTATGGAGAGAACTAATCGGCTGCCTTCTTCTACAGTTACTATGTAGGGCAATTTTATTCCTGTAGGTTGACCTTCTGCATCAACCTCTTCGAAACCTTCTAAATCTAAATTTACATGACACTCTAATAAATTGTAAACTGGTTCTTGTTTACCAGTTTTTTTAGTGCCATCTAATTCACGTTCTTTTTTTTCTAATTCATTATCTGTTACTGAACCTGGAGGACCTAATTCTACATCTCTGTAAAAACCACCTACTTGTTGTTTTCTCAACTCATTCTCAGAGATTTTTACAGTATGTATTATTGATTCCGCATCATCCAAACTTGTTGCTGTATATGGTACAACTAATTCATCTGCAGGTACAAACTTAGACACAACTCTTCCCATGTTTGTATCGTAATAAACTTTTTTAAATGTTGATCCTGCAAGAGGTAAATGAAATAACATAGAATCAAACTCAGGTTCATACTCTTTCATTTGATCCATAATTAAATAATTTAAATAATCTTTAACACGTTGTGACTGTTGTTCTGTTGCCGGATTCTTTGCTCCTATCACTTGTGTTCTGACTGGTCCGTCAGCCGGTAATAATTCTTTGTAAGCTTGTGCTTGAAATTGAGTTACTGCTTCTGCAAGAACTGGGTGTGTTGCACCTGAAGCTCCTTGAAATGGTTCTGATCTATTTTCATATTTAAAACCTAGAAGATCTAAACCTTGTGTGTAAGATTGTTCCCATTCTTTTCTTGATGATTTATAATCTAAATAATTTGTAACTAAATCCGAACCAATTGGTGATAAAATTTCATCTGGTAAAATATCTGCTAAATTATCAAAATGAGATTCTGTACCCGGTACATTGATTGCACCTGGCTCAAAATTTAATGTAACACCACCATCTTCTTCTGGTGTAACTTCTACTGGATTTTGCTCTTCTTGTTCCTGAACATTAACGTCAGCGATATCTTCTGGTTTGATCTCTACTTCAGCTCTTGTGTTCGGGAGTCCTTTATCTATATCTGCCATTTATACTCCTAAAGTTTCTTAACACGTTTAATTAACGAAGGCAACCCTTGTGAGTTAGGTCCTTTTTCTGGTGGTGGGCCTGACTTTACACCTACTATACCACCATTTACTAAAAATTGATCAGCCATTACAGGTGTTCCAAAACCCCTATTCTGTGATCTTAATAAATTTTTCTTTGCTTCTTCTTCTTTTACTCTTTGTATTCCTGCATCTATTTTTTGTTTTGCTTCTTCTAAACTCATATTTGTTTTTGGTGTTGGGCCTTCTACAAAACCAAAACCCATAGGCATGTCTACGTTTAAATCTTTTAATGCATCTTGTTTAACAACACTTCTCGCAGTTCTTTCTTCGGGTGTAAGTGATAAAATTCTTTTTGTACCACCAACTAAATCTGTACCAATTAAACCTGCTTCTAATGCTTCTAGTATAGGTCTGCCTTGTTCAAATGCTTTGTATGTATCATAAATAACCAAAGGTGCAGCGGCTATTCCTAGCGATTTAAATCCAGCTTTTAAATATTTTGCTTTTTTAATATCATCTGGAATTGTTTTAGCCATTTCAAATAAGTCTGTTAGTCCTGGTATTTTTGCTTTAAATGTTGGAGCATCTGCAACTTGTTTAACTATCTCTTTAGTTTTAATATCTCGAAGCGGTGTTCCTATTTTTTTACCACCAATAGATTTTTTATAATCTGCACCAATTCGTTCCATATCAAATACTTGATTACCTTTAGCATCAAACTCATCAAGAACTGGAGTAAGTTTATTAAAACCAATTAGTCCTTTGTACTTTTTTGGTAATTTAGTTTCAGATTTTTTAACAATGTTAGCTAGCTCTTTATTTATTTCATCCATTCTTTTTAATGAACCCTCTTTAGAAAAATCTAATGCATAGGCTTCATTTACTAATTTGTTCATTGGTTTATCAAATTGAGCTAACTCTGCATTCATTTTATTACTAATGATAGCTATGTCACTATCTGTTACATCTGCTTTTCCAGCTAGAGGTAGCATGTGATGAGCTGTGTATCCTTTTGGTGCACCAAACTTAATTGTTCTACCTTGTAAATCTTTTTCAAACTGTCTTCTTATATCTTTTTGTCTATAATCTTTTTCAGGATCTCTAACTCTTACTTGTTTAGGATTTGCTTTAAAATAATCTTTTACAAATCCTTCTGCTTCTTTTAATGTATTTGCACCTTGACCAGGTATAGTAACTTTATTTAAACCTACAAAAGGTTTATATTTTTTTACTGTTTTACCAGTTGGTTTATAAGTATTAGGTTGATTTTTTCTTCCTAAAACTTCTTCATATTCAAATTCAACAATATTTTCTTTTACTCGTTCACCCTTACCAGATCTAACAAAAAATCTATCGTCAGGAATAGGCTCTCTTGGTTTGCTTGGTTTTACATATTTGTTACTTTCTATTTCTTTAAGACGTTTATTTAAATTTGATTTGTTTGTATCATAAATCATTTCAGTAGAAGAACCTTTACCTCTAAATTTTCCTCCTGGGACCTGCATTTTAAATTTTGCATCATCTGGTATATTTAAATTTTGTTTTCTATCTATTTCAGTAATAGGTCTTGCAACTTTATAAATTTTTCTAGTTCCATCTTGAAACTCCATACGTCCACCATCAGCTTTTGGATTACGTTTATTAAACTCGTTAAACGCTTCTATGTTTTCTACTTCTTGTTTCTTAGGTGGTTGTTGAATTTCGTCTGCTGTTTTTAATTGACCGGTATTAATAAGATCTGATATTTTTTTATCAGGTGTTTTTCGAGTCAGATGACCCATCATAATTCTGTATGCTTTTAATCCTAGGGTCATTATTCACCTAACATATACGCAAGTCCACCTGCAGCTTTTTTAATTGGTGGTGCATCACCTGTTGCTTCTTTGATAATTTCTGAAGCATCATCAATACCTTCTTCAACATCTTTTAATTTACCTTCTTGATCTGGTCTAATAGTAAGTTCTTCATACTCATCTGCTATCATTCCATCTTCTGTAGATCCGCCTTTTTTATATCTCATAGATTCTTCTTTGTAACCAAAAGGACCTTGGTCTGTTTTTTTAGTTATAATCATTTCGCCTGGCTCACCAAATGCATTTTCTTTTAACTCATAATCTTTATAGACATAAGTTCTTTCAACTCTAGGGTCTGCTGTTACATCATCAACAGATTTACCAAATCTTCTAATCTTATCCATCAACGCGAAAAAATATTCAGGTGCTTTAGTTACAGTTTCTTTTACTGTCTCTGTAACTGGTTCAATGTTTTTTCCTAAAGTCATTAACCCAGTTTTAGCTGCACCAATACCTGCACCAGCAGCTCCCATTAATTTCATAAATGCTCTACGTGTCATACCAGCTTTTAGACCAATACGACCACCATCTGCTTTTCCTTCTGGATCTTTGAATGGTACAACGTTTTTATTTTTCAAAGCTTCCTCTGCTTCTTTTCTTCTTTGTTGA